GTCAACGCTCAGGATGCGGCCGCTGTGGTCGCCCTGGTCGAAGATGACGAATTCGTGTGGTAGACCTCCCCCCCGTTGATTTCCCGGTGCCCGCAATAACATGCGAGGTAACCGGGAGAACTGGCCTGGGTCCGCGAGGATTCGGGTCTTTGGGTCCGCTATTAGATTGGGAATACCACTATGGCACGTGCCACTCTCCATCCTGTTGGTGGCTTTGTCCCCGTCGATCCTTTCGAGCTCCTTGCTCGTCTGGCAACTGGTCTGGGTGTAATATTGCCCTCCTGCCCTAATGCTGGGCAGATAATCGACCAGCCATTTCCAACCTTAACCTTGCAGGATGCATCGACGCCGGAGGCCATCAAGGCCTTTCGGGATCAGTACCTAATCAAGGAAGTACTACGGAAGTATCCATGCTTCCAGTTGGACGATATCGACACACGAAAAGCGGCTCTTGATACCCTCTGGGTTGATGAGTCACGCAATGCCGAAACGAACGCTCGTCTCGAGTGCAACTACGTGGAAAACCCACGCGTCAGCCGTGTATTTGATGCGGCTTGTCGTAAAGCAGTGCACCTCCTGGGACGTTTCCGTCCGGATTGGTTCGTGAAGGGACTGAGGTTCGGGCCGGGGTCTACTACGAGGCACACACGCAGAGATGCGTGCGTGACTAATAAGTTAACCGGCAGCCCTCACGTCAATCTCGGAGCTCTCGCTCTATTGCAAGAGGTGATATCTGTGAGCCCTCAATGGGCCTACAATATCGCTTTTAGCAGTGGCAAAGGAATCGTTAAGACGTATCCCAACCCGTTTACGGGCGGTACGTACGACGTCATATGCCTTGATGAGCAGACGCTGGCTCTTACTGTATGCCAGTTTGACAAGGTTGACTGCGTTCGTAAGAACGCGAAAACTGATCGCACCATTGGAATACCACCCGATGGATCGGGATTGTTGCAGCTCGCAATGGGCTACACGATGCGAAGGAAGATGGCCAGATATGGCATCAACCTTAACGATCAGTCAATCAATCAGAACCTGGCGCGAGAAGCGTCGGTGCATGGTCGGAACGCGACAGTTGACCTGAGAAGCGCAAGCAACTCGGTCACGTGTTCCCTCGTCTACAGAAGTCTCGGCAACCACAGTCGTGATTATGCGGACCTCCGGTGGTATGATGTGCTTGAAGCTATTCGTACTCCCGTTGCTCTGGTTGATGGAAAGTTGCATGAGTGGCAGCTGTTTTCCGCGATGGGAAATGGCTGCACTTTTGAACTCGAGAGCCTCATATTTTGGGCTATCGCGCATGCAACGTGTGACGAGCTGAACCTGCCGACTGACGAAGTGTCGGTCTACG